CGAACTGGGGAACCGGATCGACTACGTGGGCTGATAACTGCGAGCGTGTTCTTGGCCAGACAACTATCTGGACAACTCTTACTGGCGGTAAAAAAGGTCGCCCGACCATTTATCTTTTGGCTGGCGATTTGTTTTATGACTACCAGAACAAGATGCGAGCTAAGTATCGCATTTCCGTTCCTCACAGCGAAGCAAACGACCTTGGCTTCACTGACACACTTAACCAAGATGGCGTAATGATCCAGGCCGATTTTGATGTTCCTGCTGGATCAGGTTACGGGTTGAACGTAAACCAAATGTGCCTGGAGTCTCTTGACAACGTACTGTTCAGCAGTCGCGGTCCTGAGTACGACATCAACACGGACGGTTACTTGTGGCTGATCGGTTTCTTTGGAAACGCTCGCTACAATGTTAAACATTTCTCGAAACTGGCTGCGGTAGCCTAACTCGACAGGGAAACTTTTTTAAAAGGAATTTTGATTATGAGTCGTGGAAATAAGATTCCGTTCCCTCGCGGTCGGTCAGCGGCACAGGGAACTACAATTGATACTGCCGACCTTCAGGGCGTACACCTTGAAGGGCAAATTGTTTATTTGCCAAATATTGTAAAGGGCGCAAAGTCCCGACGCAATAACGCCGATGTAGTTGCTCGCGTTGTTCGCAATGACAGTGGCGGCTTGCTGACGCCAGGGACCGCAGTTCAGTATGCTGACGGTTACTGGGGAACTCGCGTTACTACTTGCACCGCTGCCGTTGGGCAACAGTGTGCCGGTATTGTAGACGACCACCTGCCAACGGCTGGAGTCCAAGATAACGATTTGTTTTACATTATCGTTCGCGGACCTGTTTTGGCAGCGGTTGGCAGTGGAATGACCTCTCACTCCGGTTCGGTTACGAAGCAGGGTGAGCCAGTTTGGGTTTCTGACCAAGCTGGAAAGATTGAACCCACTCCGGTTGCAGGAACATCTGCCGATGGTTTGATTAACCACATTGTTGGAAAAGCTATTGGTGGCGGAACAGCCGCTACAGGTGAAGCAACCTCCGGTTTTGTGACAGCTACTACGCTGCTTATTCAAGTAGAAATTGAGTAGCGTTGATATTGGGGTTGGCTTGGTGCTAGCACTAAAGCATGGGCGTGGCTCTTTCGGGGGTCACGCCCTTTTTTATTCTTGCGCTTGCGTATACATTTGTGTAACAACCCCTAACCCCAATGGTGCAACATGGACGACGAAAGAATACAGGAAGCTTTAGAAGAAATAATTGCCATTCTCTTAGGTCTTTTGCAAGACAGCCAACCTAGCGCAAAAGAAGTTTTTGAGGAAATGGACGACACGCAAGAGTTTGAGGAAGCGAGTATTCCAGAGCCTTCTTCTAACGGGCAAGTCATAAGAAAAGAGCAAAGGGTTGAGTCTGATGAAATGGAAACACCTCCTATCAGTGACTCTATTCTTGTTGATTTGTCTGAAAATACATCAGACCTTTCTGTAATGCGGAGAGGCGAGTCTCTTAATTGCATTGTTGTCGGACACTATACAGGAAGGATTTCCCCTGCAATTTCAGACAGCTTTTCTGGCGCGGGCGGTAGAGTTTTGTGCTTAGGGGATTGCGTTGATGGCGACGGACACCCGCTAAAAGAATGGATGGAATACGTAGGCGACCGTTTTCAAAAAACAATATGGCCAGTTAAAGGAGATATAACTCAAAGTTTCCAAGGAATAGACAGGCCATTAGATATAGTCTATTTAAGCACCTGCGGTGCATATTCGGATATGGCTTCAATGATTAGTAAATGGTCTGGATTGATTAAGCCTGGAGGATTTATATGCGGCGGTCAGTTTGACACAAGCCTTTATGCCGCGAGCGTGGAAGCAATAGCCGAAGTTTTTGGGCTGGGAAAGGTAGTAAGTTCTGGCGCAAACGGATTCTGGATGGTGCAAGTAGACGCAGTTAAGGCAAAAAAATGAGTAATTCTTTAGCTACCAGAAACCACAAAATATGCGCTAAGTGCGGGCAAGAAAAGTCCCGCAACAGCTTTGGCAAAGGGCCAAATAAAACTTGGTGCAATAGATGCAACAAGGACATATCTAAGCTTCGCAGGTCTGATGCAAAAAAGAAAAGGCTTAAATCGGCTTTGTCTGAGTTTACCGCAATGCTTCGCGGGACTCAGGTGGAAGCTCCGCACGTAGCCGAGTATTGCGCAAAGTTAATAGAAAAGTTTGGAAGCCTAGACGAGATTGTATCAATGCACCATGCAGTGCTTACTTCACTTGTCAGAGAAAACCCTGGAAGCAAGACTGCTATTGACGCCATGAATGGCCTTGTTCGTTTAATGGAATTATCAACTAAGTACAGGGATAGCGCGCCAGACATTGAAGACTTAGACGACAACGAAATTGAAGAAGAACTTTCTAAGCTTATGCTTGCAAGGCTTGCTGGCGAGCCGGAGCTTCTTACTCAGCTTGTAGATGCGTCAGGTCTTCGTGTTATTGATACTGAACACCCAACTCCAGAGTTTTCGGAAATAGCAAATGTCAACAACGAATGATATAAACGAAAGAATTAAAGCTCTTTCACTTGAGCGCGCTCAAAGAAAGCGTGATGCTATTCGCATCTATAGGCCAAGAAGCAAGAAGATAGAAACATTTCATCGCTCTATAGCAAGCGAAAAGGTTTTACGCGGCGGTGCAGGTTCAGGCAAGTCTTGTGCAGGGTTTGCAGAACTTGCATCAGCCGCAACGGGCATTCCTTTAATTGGAATGGACGGGGAAGAAATGCCATACAAGTACCCTAAAGCCCCTCTTTTAATATGGGTAATTGGTTTCGGTTGGGATCACGTAGGAGAAACAATACATAGATATTTGTTTACGGAAATGTCTGGAATGAAAATGATTCGAGATAAAGAAACAAATAGCTACAGAATATACAAGCCGTGGGAACCTGAAGACGTAGAAAGAGCAGATGAGGTTGAGGCTGTCCCTCAGCTAATTCCACCAAGGTTAATAGATAATTCTCAGTGGTCATGGGAAAACAAAGGCGCTAAGCAATTCAAAAGATGCGTTTTAAAAAACGGAACAATCATTCGTGCATTTTCTAGTACGTCTGTAGCTGCAAAGCGTGGTGATGAACCTAATGTTATTTGTATTGACGAAGACATTGAGAACCCAGACCACGTTGAAGAATGGCAGTCTCGTCTTCGTAAAGGTGGGATTCTTCTGTGGCTTGCTCAGCCTTACAGTCACAACCACGCTTTAATGATGCTTTCTAAGCGAGCAGAGCAGGAAAGAGAACTAAAGAATCCTGATATAGAAGAATTCCAGATACGCTTTAGCGAAAACCAGTTTATTGAGCAGCGAGAAAAAGAAAAGATGCTTAAACGATGGTCTTCGCACGGAGAGGATGTTTTAGCCGCAAGAGATAAAGGTGACTATGTTATTGGGCATATACTTATGTATCCGTCTTTTTCAAAAAACCTTCATGGAATAAACATTAAAGAAAAAGGCCAAAACGAAAACAACCCTTATATTAAAGAGATTGCGAAAGCGTTAAGAGAAAACGGTGGCCAGCCGCCATCAAACTGGAGAAAAGATTTGGTTCTTGATCCTGGACACGCAACTACTGCTGTTCTTTTTGGCGCTACGCCGCCCGACCAAGAATACAACGGAAGGTATCATATTGTTTATGACGAGCTTTATTTGCACAGGCACAGTGCGGATGAAGCCGCAAAAGCAATATCTAAAAAAGTTGGCGGCAAAGTAATGCAGTCTTTTGTGATTGACCAAAGGGCAGCAAGGCAGACTGGGTGGGGGCGGGGTGCTGGAGAAACAACGCACCATATTTACAGCGAAGCGTTTGCAAGATATGGCCTTCGGTCGATTGAAACAGGAAGTGCGTTTTCTTTTGGTGCAGATAATGTAGAAGCGGGATGCGCAAGAGTCAGAGAGTCAATGAATATACGTGGAAATGGAACGGCTGAGCTTCTTGTCGTTCTTAATACTACGCCAAATTTCCAAATGGAAATAAGCGATTATAAGAAAAGCGGGGGCATTAAGAGGCAAGAAGTTGCCGAGAAGCCTGCTCCCAGGCAAAAAGACCATCTTATGGACTGTTTGCGCTACTACTTAAGTACCGAACCAGAGTATATTGAACCAGATAAGTCTCTCGCAGTTCCTTCTCCAGCATGGAAAGAATTCCAGACCTGGAAGAAAAAGAGAGAAACCCCAGAAAGCGAAAAAAATGTTATGAAAATCGGCCCAGGTGCCGCAAGCTGACCCAATCCCAAGGAGAGAGTTATGTCTGATTTTTTACCAAAAGCCCCCTGTGTTGGAGAAAATGTTGTTTGGTATCCACACGGAAACACAAACCAAGAGCCGTTTGCTGCAACTGTTACTGCAAGGCTTAGCAATGAGTGCATAACTCTTTACACTCTTAGTCCTACTGGACGAAGGGAGCCGATGTTAAATGTCAAGCATGTAGACCACCCAGACCATCTTAATTCCCCGCAGGGTCTTAAAAGGTGGGGTGCGTGGGATTTAGTTGGAGAACACGAAAAAAGAATTGAAAAAGAGAATGCAGAAAAAGAAATAAAAAGAAAAGAGGCTTTAAAGGCTGCTGAAGAAAACATCCAAGTTGAAGTTGACACGATGAATAATCCTGACGAACAAGAAATGCTTATTATTCGTTTAAGCAGAGAGCTTGGAGACACTCCATCGAGGGCGAAAAAAGTTGCCGACAAAGTTGGTGCAGGAATGAGCCATCAACGAGTCAATGCTGTTCTTCGCAAGTTCCCTCATTTTTTAAACGGAAATCTCCCAGAGGAAATGTTTGAGGCTAACGCATGATTACAAGCACCGACACTGAAGCCGGAAAGTCTAAATCTAAATTAGGGGATGCCCTTCGGCAAATTACTACCGGATGGCTTTCCAAAATAGAATTAGCAAAAAAATCGAAAAGCCATTTTGATGAGGTTTCAGAACAGTGTTCCGCTTTTTTTCAAGCATCTGTCTCTTTTATGTGGGAGCCAGATTTTAGGCGAAAGTTTCTTGGCACAGACGTTTCTCCAAATTTTCACGTAACGCTAAATAAGGCGTTTGAGCTTGTTTCCATTTACGGACCAACGCTTTATTGGCAGAATCCGCAAAGGACTTTGACGGCAAGAAAGCACATGGATTTAGTTCCAGAGCTTTTTGGAGTAGACCCTACGGCTCAGCAGCAAGCTGCTCAACAAATGGCGCAGCTTCAGCAGCAGATGCAGCAAGCTCAGCAGGCGGCTCAGCAAGCAATGGCTCCTATGCAAGAGCAGATACAGCAAGCTCAGCAACAAGGAATACCGCCTGAGCAGGCTCAGCAAATGCTTATGCAGCAAAATCCACAGGCTATGCAGGCCCAGCAACAAGTCCAGCAGCTTCAGCAGCAGATGCAGCAAATAGAGCAGCAGCAGCAGCAGCAGCAGCAGGCTCAAATGTCATTTCAGTCAGCCGTGCAGCAAAAAAACAACTCTGATGCGCAGCGGTCTATAAGAGCATCTCTTATGGAGCATTGGTTGAATTACACTCCAGGAGAACAACCTGGGGGCGGTTTAGAAACTGCTGCAATGAAAGCTATTACGGAATCTCTTGTTAAAGGTCGCGGCTGCTTAATGCCAGAAGCCTATACTATGCCTGGGGGCAAAACAAAATTAACTGGATGCACGTACATATCTGTTGACGACTTGCTTCTTGACCCAGATGCAACTGGACTTGGCCCTAACGAATGTTGGTGGATGGCCGTAAAAAGAACCCAGCCTGTTTGGTATGTAGAAAGAAAGTTTAATCTTGAAGGAAAGCTTAGCTCTGCGGCTACTTACGAACGTCGAAGCAGCTTTGGGGAAAGGTTTAATCAGGACTTAGGAAACAACGACCGTGCAATGGGGAAAACCCACGACACAATTACGTATTATGAAATATGGTCAAAGGCTGGTGCTGGGCACCGACTTGCTGGGCTTAAGAGCGAATACAATGATGCATTTGAAAAAGTGGGCGATTATGTGCGATTAGTTATTGCGCCTAATGTTCACTATCCACTTAACGCTCCACCTGAAAAAGTCGAAAAGGCGTCGTCAGAAGAAATTAAGAAACTCTTGGAATGGGAGTATCCTTTTTGGAAAGACGACAGGTGGCCTGTTGTTTGTCTCGATTATTGGCACAGGGTACCCGACAAAGACCCGCAAAGCTCCGCTTGGCCCATAGCTCCTCTTGAGCCTGGGCTTGGCGAGCTAATTACATTAAACGTATTAGTTGCTCATATCGTAAATAGAACGTGGTCTTCGAGCAGAGACTTCATTGCGGTACTTCAAAGCGCACAAAAGGATGTAGAAAAATGGCTGAAAAAAGGCCAAGACATGACCGTTTTCCCGGTCAAGGAAATATATGGAGACATAAACAAAGTCGTCCAATGGGTCCAGCAGCCGCAAATGAAAGCGGATATGTGGCAGGTCATAACGATGCTTACGGAACTGTTCGAGAAGCGGGTTGGCCTATCGGAACTTTTGTATGGGATGACGGCCCATCAAAGCCGAAGCGCGGCTGATGCTGAAACAAAACGCTCTCAAATGAACATCCGGCCAGACCACATGGCCAAACAAGTTGAGCATTGGATGGAGCAATGCGCGCGCCAGGAAAAAATGGTCGCAAGATGGACTATTGAAGCAAAGGATGTTGCTACTATCCTTGGGCCGCAGGAGGCTCAGTTGTGGAGTCAATTTATAACTAACACTCCAGTAGAAGAAACAGTCAGAGAAGTTGAATGCACAATAGCTGCTAATAGCGTTCGTAAGCCTAATAAAGACAGAGAAGCAACCAACATGGCTCAAGTGATGAGCGTGGCAATGCCCGAATTTAGTAAACATGCTGACGCCACATCGGATACTGGGCCACTTAATTTATTGCTTTCTAAGTGGGGTAAATCTATTGACCAAGACATGGATGACTTTGAAATTGGTCCCAGGACACCTCCCCCGCCAGGGCCAGAGCAACAAGCTGCAGCAGAAGCTCAGCAGCAAGCCCAGCAGCAGCAGTTTGATTTGCAAATGCAGTTGTTGCAAGCGAAAGCACAGCAAGAGCAGCTTAAGACACAAGCGCAGCAATCTGCCAGTCAAGCTAATTTGCAAAACATGCAGATTAAAGCGCAGTCTGACATGGCTAAAGCGCAGACCGACCAACAGCAGGCTGCTGCCAAGCAAGAACTTGATGCTGTTAAAATACAGCTTACGCAACTTCAAGGCGAGCTTCGCAGGCAAGAGGCTGAGCTTTTGTCTAAGACGCGATACGAAGCGCATCAGCTTGAAATGGACATTCGGCGTAAGCAGCAGGCCCAGCAAGACAATGAAGCTCGGGCTAAGCAGGGAAGGGAAGGCAAAGAGCTTGCCCATGACGCTTCAATGTCTCAAGAAAAGCATGAAGCTGAGATGCAGCAAGATGCCGAAAAGCATACGCTGTCTATGCAGCTTGAGGCCGATAAGGTTTCTAGGCAAGCCCTTTTGGACACAATAAGTGCTGGAAGGCAAGAAGAACTTGATTTGCAGAAAGCTGACACTCAGTCAGAAGTGGCAATTAAACAGGCCGAAGAAAAGGCTAAAATACAAAGATATGAAGCTGTCCAGAAAGCCAAAGAAAAAGAACGCCAACAAAGGCAGCAGTCTCAGCAGCAAGGGTTTAACCAAGGGTTCCAGCAATGAAATCTAAGACTATCGGAAAAATAGTAAACGGCAAATACATAAGTTGCGATGACAGCCCGCCGCCAGAATCTAGGATGAACGAAGTTCTTAAAAGCAGGAAAATGCCAGCAATTAGAACTGATGCACAGTTTCTAGCAAATCATGGTACACTGGAGAAACAGTTTGAAGGCGATGATAGACAATTAACGGCAGTCACAGATAAAGCAAAATCATTGGGTTATAATCCAAGTCCAAATGATACATACATTCCCACTTTGGCTAGATTTCCGGGCGATCCGTTGGCCTTTGTTCCAGCCGGTAGCCCAAAAAGCCATATTAAAAAAGTATGCGAGGCCACTGACCGTGCCTGCGAAGGCGATGTCAGTGTAGCTAGGTCACGTAAAGAACCAGCGAAAACAGTGAGACTGGGCGATGATTTAGTACAAGAAGAAGCGGCTATGCGGATAATGGAAAACCCCGAAGAAGCGTTGAAACCTAAAGAACAATTACGTAACGAAATTTTGGACAAGCATGGCGCAAAGCCATACGACAAACAATAGGAGTTGTGACCCATGACTGAGTTATCTGCTGTATCCAAACTGGCATTGGAATCGGCCCTTACTGAGCCTAGTGCCTACACGCAAATCAAAAACGTCCTTGAGAAAAAGGTTATTCGCCAGT